ACTTCGCTCAAGCCAAGCGCTCGCTGTTTAGAACGAGGCGCATTGGCTGAACGATGCGTGATCACTTGACGAATCTTGTCGGCAAGAGCCGAAGCATCATCCCCTGGTGCTGTGAACATTAGTCCTCAACAATCGTGAATCGGCGTGAGATGGTTGTTGTTTCTAGCTTTTCGATAAGATGAGGCGGAAGCAGTTCGCGGATTTTCTTAGTGTCGATCCGATTGGATTCAACAGTTGTCCAGCGAACGGTTTCGCGACCATTGATCAAGCCAACTTCCGCATCGCCCATTGCAGCTTCTACTTGCTGACGAGCGATGTCGGCTTTCTCTTCCCATTCTTTGATCTTTGCTTTTGCCTCGACATAAGCAGTCAGGAATGCTGATGCTGCTGGATCGAGATCAACCATTTGCAGATTGATTTGTGTTGACATGGTATTTCTCCCCTGGTTGTTGTTTTTGTTTAGTAGTAGTTGTTTTTCTTTTGAAACTGACGAGCAGAGCAAACTGAATTGGTTCCGCCATAGTGTCTTGAAATATAGGAAAGGGTTGCAACGACTTGAGCCAATGGATCGGCACTGTGGCGAAGTCCAAGGTTGGCATATGTTGATGCAAGCAGTTGACCAACGCCCCTAGCGCTGGAATGAGGATTCTTGGCCTTTGGATTCATATGGCTTTCAACCATAAGAATCTGACGAAAGCAGGATGCTGAGGTTGGAGTCATTAGCTCATCGATGACCAAGTTGATTTTCTCTTTGTCGGTCAACATGATGGCATCTTGCACTCGAACGATTCTTTCTGTTGGAGTTTTCCAAACAAGGCCATTAGAGATCAAAGCCAAGAGAAGGATTGCAACCGAAAGGGTTGCGATGATTATTTGATTTAGTTTTTGACTCATGAGGCGAGTCCTTTCCGCTTTGCCCGATAAATAGATCGCTCTACTGATTGCGGTTGAATCTTTAGAATTGCAGCGATTTCTTCAACAGATAAGCCTTGGGATAGAAGGTGTTGAACCTCTTCTAGTTGCGAAGAAGTTCTCTTTTTCTTAGAGGTTGAGAATTTGGCTTTCCTTTCATCGGCTGATAATCCAGCCCAAAAGCCATCAGGTATTTCATTCTTTATTGAGTAGTCAAGGCATTCCGCCTGGTGTTTGCAAGTGCCACACAATTTCTGCAAGCGTGACAATCGCTCCTGCAATTCTACCTCTTTGACCGGAAAAAAGAAATCGCCGGTTCCGATGCAATTTGCTTCAGGAAAGTTTGGAAAGTCGATGGCAGCAAAGATCACTTGACATCTCCATAACCAGCTTCACGAAGTAGATCGACAATGAACTTGACCGGCATTACTGCCCAAAAATCTTCCGGCTTACCGACACCAACGCCATTTGGCTTGACCACCAAAATACCGTAATCCGCTTTTGCATTTATGCGCTCAATCTCGGTTTCTTTTACCCATTCGGCGAACTTATAGGCTTTGTGATTCTTTACTTCCCACGCAAGGCAAGGAGTTCCGGTGATATCACCTTGATCGAATTGCCCAGTCAGCGCTCGCCTCTCCGCTAATGGAAACCCATTGGCGATCAGATATTTGACGAGTGCTGACTCGGCAATCGTTCCCTTTGCCTTCGCTTTGCTCATAGCTCGGCGGAGTCCCTGGCAAAGGAAACAGCGTTCAAGTGACGGCCTGAACGCGATTCATAGTAATAGATAATTTCGCGAAGGTTTTCAATCTCGCGATAATTGTTTTGAATTTCCTTTTGTAGAACCTTGGCATAATCCTTGTTTGCAACTCTTTCCAAACGATAGCCAACATAAGTGAAGGCAACCGCCCATGATAGGAGAATAAGTCCAAAAACATTCCAAGCCATTATTTGTTCCCCTTTTCTAGTGCCTTGCGAAAATTGTGCCAATCTTCAATTGATTGAAATTCTTCTTGAGTAATTGAATGACGATCCAGCCAAAGAATTAGTGGCATGAATAAAAGTGTGAGTCCTAGTGTGATGAAAATAGTTAGCATTTATGCACCAATTTTCCATGAATAATCGTGTGCAAAAATTTTGTGTTTTTCAATATCGCGTTGAACTGATGCTTTGATTGCGCCACCAGTGCTTGATTCCCAACCGCAAGAACAAGTTGCATCCCAAGCGTTGTGAATAAATCCTTTATTGTTGCGGTATTTGGTTCCATCAGTTGCAACCCAAAACCATTTGATTTGAACTTTTTCTGTTGTTGCTTCTAATTTCATTTTTGCTTCCCTACTGTTGGCGAAGGATCCTTGTTCCTTCTCTTAGGGATAACCTTAGACCATAATCTGTCAAATCTGAACAATTTCTTTTTATTCGGCGTGTCTGAAGTTATCCACAGGCAAGCGAAAAACACCCCCACCGCCAACCGTAGTCGGGCAGTGAGGGTGTTCTTCTATCAGGCTGGCGAGCCAGGCGAGGTCGGCTTCTAGCCAGCAAGAGCGCGAGCGACTCCCTCTTCAAGGGAGATTTTTGGTGTGTAGAAGGTTTTCATGAATGTCGGATCGCCGACTCGGTAGGCAACGCCACTTGGCTCAGCCGGCAGGTGTTCGATGTCGGGAGCATAGCCAACCGCATCAGCCACAATCTTTGCCAAGTCGTTGAAGCTAGTTGGCCGACCCATGCAGAGATTGGCGGTTTCGATGTCGGCATCGCATCCGGCAAGAGCGCCATCGACAACATCTTCAATATGAATGAAGTCGCGCACCTGATTGCCATTGCCCCAAATTTGAAATGGATTGACTCGATCTTTGCCACGCTTGATGAAACTTGGGAATGGATAATCAAGAGCTTGATCTTCGCCATATCCGGAGAATGGTCGATAAACATGAACAGTCAATCCAGCTTTGCGAGCGTGAGTTGCAAGCATCTCGCCAGTCAACTTTGCCCATCCATAAGTCAAATCAGGAGTTGCGATCATATCCAAATCAATTAGCGATTCCGGCATTCTGATTGCAGTTGAGCCATCTTGAATCCATGCAGGATAAGCAGCGCTCGATGAAAAATAAGTGATGCAACCTGGCTCGGTTCGCATCGCCCAAGAAAACATTTCGGCATCAATTGAAAGATCAACTGCCAAAGATAATGGCGAGCCTTCGATCAATTTGCGACCACCGATAACAGCAGCCAAATGAATGACCTTGTCGAAGTAACGATTGTCAACGCGAAAGAAATCGCGAGCATCTAATCCATTGACGATGTCAACGCCGACAACCTTGTGACCTTGCTCTTCAAACTTCTTGCGAAAATGTCGGCCAACGAATCCAGCATCTCCGGTGATCAAAATGTTCACACGCACCCCCAAAATTGATAATCATAAACAAGGCCAGGATCAGTGAATTTCAAAGAATTGAAAATGACTGGCTTGAAGCCAACTCCTAGCAAAAGCTCTTTCACTCCATCGGCATCCCATCCCCAATAGTGTTGAGGATTGCCATCGTTGTTTTCGCCATCAGGCGTGGTCACGATGATTGCCTTTGTCTTGGCTCGGATCTTCTTCAAAGTTGCTTCCGGATTGTCCAAGTGTTCAATTGTTTCCGAGCAGATAAAAAGATCGACATTTGGGATTTGATCGATGGTGTCATCAATTGCGCCAGTTAGATCATAACCAGGCGCGAAATCGCCAATGTATTTCTCTTTCGCTGGAATGGCGTTGATGATTGCAGCATCGCCAGCCGATAGATCGGCGATAAAATTGAGATCGCCAAACCACGAAGCGAAAGCGATTGTCATCTGCACCCGAAGGCGATGATCCTGCCATTTAGAATGTTGATGCGGTTCAGCATAGACATCTGCTAATTGCTCCGGTGAATAGGCATCTCGAAGTCTTTGCCTCATGAGAGCGCCTTCAATAGATTTTGATAATCCTCGCCGGTGATGTATTGATGAAATGCCTTGGCATCTGCCGAATAAACATCGTCAGCATTGACGGCTTTGTATCCTTCATCCCATTCGGCTTTGCCGGCGATAGGATGGAGATGTTCAAGAATGATATGGCCAAGATATGAGAATGCGCCTAAGTCCTTGCCTAGTTGCATCCAAAAATTGTCAAGATAAAGATGGATCAGCCCTGGCGGAACCATGCCCTTCAGCTCTCGCACGATGTCACCAGTCATGGCAACGGCAGTCGGCAGATTTTCTCCTTGAAGCAAATCGTTGCCATAAACCAAGCCAGTGCCTAGCAGATCAAGTTCCTTGATGAAGAATTGATCCCATTTGTCGGTGCGCGGTCTGTGGTCATCGCCAAGGAATGCAAAATGTCGATAGTCATCGAGCAAGAACATTGCAGCCTTGTTTAGTGGCTTAGCCATTCCCTTGCCTTCGCGTGGAAATATCAACGCATTGTTGAGTTCGGTGTAGTGATCGAGTTCCGGATCATCGTCATCAAGCACCAGCCAAAGATCGCTGGCGGTGTTAGTTTCTTGCAAGGAAAAAAGCAAATCTTCAATGTTGGAAGGTCGGCCTCTAGTTGGAACGATTATCGCCAAATCCTTCATCGCCGAACCTCATTTGCAATTGCAAAATAAGCAGCGCCATCGATGAACGAATCGTCATCATATTTGTGAGCTAGTCGAGCCAATTTCAAACCAGCCATGCAAAGAGCAACTTGCGCTGCATCTATTTCAACGCCAAGAACCACTGACCAAATTTTTGCAATTCGATCATGATTTGGAAAAGGATCATCGTAAGATTTATTGCGATCACCCATCGTCAACTCAATTGCTTTCTTGAGTGTTTCTTCCCTGTCCATCATTTCCCCTGTTCGCCAATGAAGAGATCGGATTCAAATCCGATTCTTCGAATTGATAGTTGTGAATCTGTCGGCCTTCTGCTCCGGTCATCTTTGGCTCTAAGCCTTCGATGCTCGCAACCTCGCTCCAGCCTTTGAATTCAATTTTTGGTGTGTCCGACTCTATCTCATCGGCAGTCAACCAAAGAATCAAGTCAGCCTTGCGCTTGACTGATGGATATTGGCTA